TCCAGCTCTATTAACTTGAGAAACTGACCAAATTGGTATGTCTAATTCTCTAGCTAATCCCTTAGTGCTTGTATAAATATCATCAATTTCACCTTTACGATCAGCTGTTTTTTTCTTTGTGCTAAGGAGATCAACATAATCTATAATTACTAAATCTGGTTTAATTCCTGAATCTCCTACTTTAGATATGTGTGATTCTATAGTAGACATAGTTGCTCTTCCTGTTGGAAATTCTTTAATAATTAATTCCCCAGGTAATTGAGGAATTATATCCTCAATCTTTTCTCGATTTTGAAGAATTCTATCAACTGGTATTTGTGAGAAAAAAGCATCATACCTTCTTCCTACATAAGCTTCTCCTAATTCTAGAGTATAATGAATTACATTATAACCCATTTTTACAGCATAGCCTCCTAATGCTACTAACGACCAAGATTTACCACCTCCTGGATTACCAAATATGAGGCCAAAATCTCCATTTCCCAATCCACCTTGTAGTAATTCATTAATTTTAGGCCAAGGCGTACTAATAGTAGTTCTAGCATCTTCCCTAAATCTAGTTTCAATGTCTTTATTATATTCATGTCCTACATTTTTATCATTACCTGCTTTTAAAGCAGATTCTACTAAATGTTTAATACCATCAAAATCTCCAGCTTTAAGTAAATCTACACTACTAAGTAATGCTTTTTTTAATTGTTGATTTTTACAAAATGTTGAAAATTCTTCTTGTACATATTCTAAATCTTCTTCAGAAGCTTGATATGCTTCTCTAAGTTGTTCTTTAACGGATAGTTGTAATACTTCATTATCTATTTTTTTAACCTCAACTTTTAAAATATCCATTGAAGGAGTAGTATGGTATTTGTCATAATACCTTAATATTTCTTTAATAATCCATTTATGTGCTTGATTATCAAAATATTCTTCACTTAACACATCATGTATACTAATTAAAAATTGCTTATGTGTAAGCAATGAGGAAATTGCTTTAATTTGAAAGTGAATACCATAATGGTTTAAATTTACTAATGTCATGTAACTTATTTTTTTATAACTAATTTTTCAAAAATTTCTTTTACCCAAAATTCAACATTTCGTATCATACCCCCAAGTTTATCTTGGTTGTAAAATGCTACAAATTGCTCTGGAATATATGGAGGTATTTCTGAATTGACAACTTCATTTAAATATTTTTCATCATCTTTACTAATCATAGGATTATCTAAATCCATAACCTTATAATTTTTTTCTAATTCATCTATATTTTGAATTACTCTAGCATACACTACATGATCTTTAAATTTAGATTCGCATATAGAATATATATCTTCTAGAGTCATATCACGTTCCATTAACTCAGGAAATTTTTTATACAACCCCTTTTCACCTAATCCCTTAACACCTTTAATTTTATCAGAATTATCTCCTAATAAAGTTTTATGTAAAATAAAGTTTTTAGGAGACATTTTATATTTGTCAATTACTGTTTGTTCTGTATAATATTCTTTTTCCATAGGACGATATACAATAACATTTTCATTTACTAATTGTATAAAGTCTTTATCAGAAGATACTATAAACACTTTGTCTTCTGGTTTTTGGGGTATGATTTTACTAAAATATGCAATTATATCATCAGCTTCTACCTTATCAATACTACAAGTTTTAACAGGTAATGTTTTTAAATACTGAATTATTCTTACCATTTGATCTACTTTAGCATCATGTTCATCATCTAAATCATCAAAAGCATCCCAATTAGTAATACGCTGTAAATCTCTACCTGATTTATACTCTGGGATTATATTTTTTCTATTGTTAGCTGATCCAGCTCCATCAAATACAACATATACTTGTGTTGGATCTATTTGACGAATTAAAGCACCTAGTGAACGGAAAAAACCACCTAAACCCCCTACATGAACCCCATCAGGATTAACCATATTCATCATTGCAAAATTCCTAAAAAATAGATTTAACCCATCTATTAATAGAACTCTTTCACTATTTATTACAGTACCTTCCCCTTGCTCCTGAATGTTATCCAGGAGTTTAAATAATTCTTTCTGTTTCATTTAGTTTATTTTATACGGGAATATACGAAAAATATTCCCGATATCAAAATTTATTGTGGCTCGTCTTCAAAAGATGTTATATCTGTAAATGCTTGACCTTCTTCAACTACTCTAAAATCTCCACCACCTAAAATAGCTGCCCAATCTTCTTTTCGAGCATCTTTATAATTTTTAAGTTCTCGATCATTATCTAATATAAATCCATGGGGGGTCATAACAATTTTACCTCTAGTAGTAACACCATTAATATGGTTTTTATCAATTTGAATGTTTACCCTTTTAGCAAATTCAACTTGTTTACCGTCTTTAATAGCTTTTATTTTTGAAGTTCCAGCTGACATAACATTACCAAATGTAACTACAAATGTTGAATCAAACCACATAGCATAACCTCCTTTATTCATTAATTTGGGTTGTCCCATTGGAGACTCAGCTTTTAATGTCCATACTTTATTAATACAAACCAACGTATTAGTAAATGGTGATGATTCTTTTCTTGATAGTGTTATTTTTTGGTTTACACTATTACCAAATTGAGTTGACATTGCGCCGGCATTCCATTCATTATTATTTTTATTAGATTTGATAGACATTTCACAAGGTACAGATCCAATAGAATCCCATAAAAATAATAGATCATATGGTAAATTACCTTTCTTTTGTTCATCAATTAAATCTAAAATAAACCCAGCTACATCTTCAATAGAATTAATAGTTTCTCTATCTACATAAATAAAATTACCTTCATAATTTTCAACTTCACCTGTTTCTTCATCTTTAATCTCATTAACCTCTAACCCCATCATTTTAGCATGGTCCCAAGACCATTTCATCTCAGTAATAATAAAAACTGGTAAAATGTTTCTTTTTTGAGCTGATACAGCTGCTTCCAAAAGTGCTGTTGTTTTTCCAGTATCTGAGTGACCCCTAAGGAGCACAATGTGCCCCATAGGAATACCCGGAATTGAAGTTACCTCTTGGAATGCTGACGAAATTGGAATCCAGTCTTGATCTTTAAATTTAATATTAGATTTTAAACCTTTTTTAGTTTTAAAAGCATCTAAATTAAAATTTGATTGTATTTCTTTAGAGACTGCTTCCCCTAGTGTTTTTTTCTTTCTCGCCATATACTATTTATTAAAACGGTAAATCGTCTGATTTATTTTTATCATCTGAAAATAAGTCATCAAATTGATCAGCTTTAGATTTTGACTTGTTAGTATCCAATGAATAATTATTTGTTGGAGCTGCAGCAGGTGAAGAAGAAGTAGTAGTTGATACAACCTCTGTTTCACCATCAGATAAATAATCTTGTAGTGCTGATTTAACTTCATCAAATGAAAATCTTTTAAATACTTCAAGTGGGTTTGGTTGATTATTTAGAAGATTCTCTGCTAAATTTTCATCCGATGATAAAGGTGAAGTTTTAAGAGAAGGACCAACCGACGTTTTATTATAAGGAGTTCCTGTTACTTCAGGTCCTACTGTAGTTAACTTAATATCTCTACCTCCTACAATATCAGTATAATCACCAATTTCTTCATCTGAAGCCATATTTAAGAAATCTTGATAAACTTCTTTACCAAATTGCCACAATTTTACCCCTTCGTCTTCTTGTCCTCTTACAATAATAGGAGCAAAAATACGTGTTTTAGCATCTAATTTTTTAGCTAACCTCCAATTTTCCTTATCACCACTATTACGCAGTTGTTTAGTGAATTCTTGAATTGGATCTTTTTCAGACCAATTTTGAGGAGATGCCATTACTCTTTGACCAATGCCATAGTAAAATAACATTTCTGTAAATGGGAATTGTTTATTATATTTGTTGGGTACTACTCTAACTACTTCTTTACCAACTGATGGTTTCCAAAATAGTGATTTACCGCCTCCACTATTAGCAGAGCTTTGCTTGTTCATTTGTTCCAAGCGATTTTTGATTGCATTTAAATCCATAATAGATAACTTTTAATTTGTTTTATAACGTTTATTAATGTGATGAATATACGAACGAATGTTCGATTTGCCTAACTATACTTCAAGAATTTTATAAATTTTTGTCTTTAATTCTTTTAACTCATCTCTTTGAGTTAGTAATATAGTATTTCTATAATGTTCCCATGTAATCGGAAACTTTGTGTCAACAACCCCACCATTTAATCTTTTAATTAACTCATTTAAAGCATTAATAGTATATAAGGTATTTGATTCTTTTTTTCTATGTACTAAAATTGTATTCTCTGGGAGAGAACTTAAATTAGCCTGATCTATATTATAAGTACATACATACTCGTCATTACTTTTAACATGTAAAACAAATATTTTATTATACATTATGTTATAAGTAGAAGTTAAACCCTTTATTAATGGGTCTAATTCCTCTAACGTAGTAAAAGTACAAAATAATTTATTATTCAAATCTTTTATATTTAATGTAGCGAATTCAGAGAAGTCGTCTACGGTATACATATTGACTGAATTATTTAAAATTGTAGGTGTTTCCATAACTTTCTTTTATTTTAAGCTTATATGTTGTAAATATAGCTTTAATTTCTTTAATTAAATTTTTATCTTCCTCACTAAAATCAAACAAAAATGAATCATAAGTATATAATACTAATTTAGTTTTGCGTCCTTTTAATAATTTAAATATATCCCATAATATACGAATATTCATGGCTGTCTCCAAGTTTTGTAGTAGATAATTTAAAAGTTTTTGAGGCTTCATTTCATCTAATTTTTCTTTTTTATAAATGTACTTCGAAACAGGACATTCAATATAACCTTCTCGATTAAATTTTTCCCACATCTCATCCACATATACTTGAACTTTTTTAAAAAATTCCAGATCTTTGAATTGTTCGAATACTCCTCCGTATAGTTGTTTAAAAGTTAATTCTTTTGCTTTTTTATAATCCACTCCATACATTTCCGCAAATGCTTGGTGAATATCTTCATTACCAAAATTATAATTAACCAACAACCCAAGCAAAGTAGGATGATAAGCACCAATATCAAGCTCAATAAATTTATCATTATGTGGTATAAAAGCTTCCCTACATCCATTATCTTTATTAAGTGCCGCATAATTTACTCCTCCAAATTTGTTAGATGGTCTTGTTGTTGTTGTTTTAAAGTTGTATTGAGTGTAAGTGATGTCTCTATCGGTAGGGTGAAAGTGCGATTCAAATTTTTCTCTATTAATTCGTATTCCACTTCGCTCCAAGGCGTTGAACACCACTGTAGCTCTGTTGTTGTAAAAGTCATTGATTGGTTCATTTATTTTTTCTTTTAAATCATTAAATATAGTTTCACAATATTCATAATGTTTGACAATAGGTATTATTCTATTTATGTCTTTTTTATTAGGATATTGATTATAAAAATAGTTATGAGTTTTGGTGTATTCTGGTATATACGTAGGACCATTAAGTGTTGTGTCTAAAAGATTTTTGAAAACTAAATAGTGTAAAAATTCTTTTTTATCACGCACATATATATTATCTACCATGTTTAATACGCGTTTTATGACGTATAAATCAATGTTTAAAGTTTCACTATGGGATGTGGGTAAAATATAACCTTTAGTTGAATTTAACGGGCGAATATAAATAGCACATATTTCATTTTGAGTAGGGTGCTCTCTATTATCATAAGGTATTATTTCAATAAAAACATCACCTTTACAATAATTCTTAAATATTTCTAATTGTTTATTATCTTCAACTAACCAAAACATAACTATTATTTTGATTAATATACAAAATTATAATAGGGACTCCTAGTTAAATTTAGGTCTTTTAGAAAATTTAACATAATCACCTCTTAAAAAAGCTTGTAATCCTTTTCTTTTTAACCTTTGTTCAGTTATTAAAACTTGATTTCTATTAGCACTGCCAATTTCTTTTATACCACCAATTAATGTCCATTGAATTTTAAAACAAGTCCATAATTCCCAAGTCCAATTTGTATCCTGTTTGGTAAGTTTTTTATATACTTCTTCATTTAATTCTAAAAATGTATTTTCATTTACCTTAACCGCAAAATATCTTGTAAATGTTCCTAATTTGTAATCATCTTCTGTTGGTTTAGGGTAACTTTGATAAGGTGTATTTTTAGGGTCATCATCAATTGTACTTTTTCCGTTTAATTCAAGAAATGTTACAATATCTTTTTGATTCCATTTATCTTCATTTACTAAAGGATCAGGATCATTTAAAAATAAAGCAATAACATTTGTATTTTCTAAATTTTGTGGTAAATTAGGTGTGCCTTCTAATTCTGGTACTTCATATCTTATAATTTCCCTAATATTAGAAGCATTTTGTGTTTTTCCTGTATAAAACTTTCCTGTGTAAAGGCTATGGTAATATCCTCTATAGCTTTCACCTGATGATTTAATTAAAAATTCATTCCCTGGGGTGTAAAGGTTTGGTTTTATTCTATTTTTTGGAATATACATTATACTATTTTAGTTGCTATTGATTTAAACATTTGAATTAATTCTGCTTGTGGGAATACATCAGATTTTCCAGTTCTAAATGAATTGTGAGTATAAACTCCTGATGTACCCTCAAATGCTGCTAATGAAACTGTTGAAGTACTAGGAAATAAAACATCATAGTCATATACAAAAGGAATTCCATATTTACCCATCCATCCTGTTACTATTTCTTTAACTCTAGCAATGTTTGAAGACGAATATTTTTCATAAAAAGAATAACCTTTATAAGTTGTAGGATTTCCATTTTTATCTACAGGTTGTGCTACATTTGATGATGGGATTTCTGAGTTTACATAAGTGTAATATTTTCCATCTCTTTCCTTTAACCCTCCAAAAGCTTGCATTTCAATCCCTAAACTAGTTTTGTTTAAATTTTGATAAGTAACTCCTAAAGCTCTAAAAGTTGAACTTTTAACACCTAAATGATTTGCCCAAGCTGTGTCAGCAAATAGTTGTTCTTTTTCACCTTCATTATTAGTAATATAATGAGTAGCTACATGATCTGTTCTTTTACTCCATGATTTAATAGTATTTGCTATATTTTGTCTACCTGCAGTATGATGAATCACAATTTGGGTTTTAGATGTAGGACCATCATAGAAAATTTTAGCCATAGGATAACCAGAAGTTAATGAAGCAATTTCTCCTAATTCTCCTACAGGACTTCCCCCACCTCCACTAGCATTACTTTGTTTTGTTGAAGTTGATAATAATCTATTAGGTTTTGATACAGGATCTAATTTTTGAGAAGGTGCTGCTTGAGTATCTATTGATGTTATCCATTGGGAAGAATCAATTGTATGGTTTAAAGATTTAACAAGTAAATCTACATTTCCTTCTCCATATGAAGGGGGAAGTATCGAATCATCCATTAAAAATCTTTCAAATAGTTTTATTCCAGATAAACCATCTATATCAATGCTTAAATTAAAAGGTAGAAATGAAGGTGATTGGAGTTGCTTTGTTTCTACTAACTTTCCACTAATTTGATTTATAAAATTATAATTTAATTCTTTTAGGGCATTAATATCTTCTGTAATAAAAAGTCTACTATTATATATACTTTCAAATAATGATTTATCTGATTCTCCTTCTTTATAATTAATTTGTTTATTCCATATATCTCCTATAGTTAGTTCTACTTCAGCATTAGCATCTGCTTCAGTTCCAGCGTCATAATCATGGTTTAATTTTTGTGGAATGACTCTATCTTCTAAACCTAAATTGTATGTAGAAAATCCTGTGGCATTTGCTGATAATTTATTTCCACTTATTTGTGATCCAATAGCTATCATTGAAGCATATTTAGGTCCTAATTCTCCTCCCATAACTATATTTCTTACAAAAGAACCTTCAGCATTGGGTTTTACACCAAATGTGTTAAATCTAGCATAAGTTTC